GTCACACCCGTTACTAGTCACACCTGGTGTTAGGGTATCCACCCTATTCCTATCCCTAGGGTGTTCACCCCATCCCAGATAGGGGGGGAGGGGGTAAGACGGCGCAGGGGGAGGAAGATTGGGATTGATAAACCCACCCCTTAAAAAATATCCGCAAAGGACCCTCCCGCCGCATTAACGCCATTCTGGCTTCCAGCCTATACCCAGACTCCCATTTTTAAAAAATCCCCTTAAAGGGCCGCCGTTCGCTTAATACGTTTAAGCTTGTTAAAGGAAAGGGCGTCTGGCGTTAATAAGCTATGGCGACGAAGCGGCAGATGAGTAAGATGGCTAAGGCGGTGGCGGAGGTGGGTGATCGTACCGGCAACTTCTTAGAAAGGACGGACCCTGGGAAGGCTACGCGGGCTTTGGAGATGCTGGCGGATGGGGAGAGCTTTAGAACCATCCAGAAGGAGTTGGGGCTTCAATGGGACACGGTGGCTAGGTTGAAGGCCCGGCATAAGGTTTTGCTGGATGAGCGGCGGGCTGTGTTGGCCGAGGATGCCCTGGAGATTGCCGAGGGTCTAAGACTCCTTCAGAAGGAGAAGATGCGGATGCTGGCGGAGGATCCCGAGCAATTGGCGCGGACCAATATTAGGGACCTTTCAATTCCATGGGGCATTGCCAATGACAAGTTCTTGGCTGCTGTGGGGGAGAACAAGGTGGTGGTGGAGCACAAGAGCGCCGCGCCTTCCTTGGAGGATGCAATGAAGGCTATTCAGGAAGCTAGGGAGAAGCTAAAGCTGAGTGCCGTAGAGATTCTAACCAAGGACGTTTCAAATGAACCCTCTGATAGCGGGAGTTAAGAACCTAGCGATGTGGGACAAGTGGCAGGCGATGGTGAGCTTGGCCGGCGATCAATATGCCAAGAGCCCCGTCTTTGTAGAACAGGACAGCCAGAAGCCCGAGGAGTTTGACCAAGTGGCAGACTGGATTGGGCGTTGGGACATCCCAGCGTTTGATCGGTTTGGCCGGCTACGGGATGTGAGCCACGGGGCGAGGTTTGTGAACACCCGGACATTTGGACCCGTCACCAGACAATGGCTGGATGCCAATACGGAGTTGTGGTTCCTCAACAAGCACGGGCTGTTGGGACATAATGTCCTAGACATTGGAGCTGGGTATGGACGGCTGGCGGTGAGCGCGGCCCCTTACGTCAAGGACTACTGGTGTACGGATGGGGTGGAGGTGAGCCGGAAAGCCTGCCAGATGCACGTCGATTGCTATGTGCATAGCGGGAACGTCCACGTTCTAAGCCCCGAAGAACTACTCCAGACCCATCCCAAATGTGAAGTGGCGGTGAACATCCATAGCTGGAACGAATGTTCGTTTGTGTCCATTATGGCGTGGCTAGGGATTTTGGCCGAGCTGAAGGTGCCCTATCTGTTCACGGTGAGCCACGGACAGCTTGAGAACGGGAATGCCTATCTCTGCCACCAAGCCGGCCAGCCCTCCTTCCGTCCCCTCCTAGAGGAGAAGTATGACTTGGTGGAGGAACTAACTCTGGGAATGTCCTCCCATCCGTACGCTTTGTGGAGAGCTAAATGAGTCTAGTCTGGGAACGACACGAGATTCTCAGCCCTCCGACTGACGAGGAGGTGGCGCGGATGGAGCCAGAGGAGGTTCTGAAGCTCCACGAGCTTTACCATTCGGCTATCGCAAATAGCCGCCGCGACCCGTACAGGTATGGGTGGAAGCTTCCTCAATGGACGGATGCGGAGGAATTGCTGGAACAACACTCGGAGCTGTTGGTAAGTGGTGGCAACCGGAGCTCGAAAAGTTTTTTCGCAGCTCGCACAGTAGTAAGGGCTTCCATAGAAAATCCCGGCTCCATCATTATGTGTTTCGCGCAGAATGCCGACGTGTCCATCCGTCAGCAGCAGTCTGCCGTCTACGACGCCCTACCTGAAGAGTTCAGAGTGAAGGTTTTGGGTACAGAGGAGAACGTCTCCTACACCCGTAAGAACGGATTCTCCAAGAGCAGTCTAATCCTGCCGGGGAGTAAGAGTTCAATCATCTTCAAGACCTATGCGCAATTCCTCAACAACGATACAATATTGGAAGGCGCGGAACTGGGATGTCGCAATCCCAACTGGCTTAATATTGGTGCTTGGTGTGATGAGTATCTCATCGGCCCGGAGCTTCTTTCCACCCTTCGTTTTAGGTTGGCTACTCGCAATGCTAAGCTTCTGGTTACTTTTACGCCCATTGATGGCTACACGGAAGTCGTCCGAGACTACCTCCAAGGAGCGTCCAACCTACGTACCAAGCCAGCAGAGCTACTCAACGGGCGGAACGTCCCGTACATACAGAAGTCCCGAAACCGAGATGCATCCATCATCTACTTTCACAGCCGGGACAACCCTTTCGGTGGTTACGAGCGTATCGCCAAAGACCTAAGCGGGCGACCGGAGGAGGAGGTGCTCACCCGTGCGTACGGGATTCCGACTAAGTCGATGAGCACGAAGTTCCCCAACTTCAGCCGGGAGCTTAATGTGGTGAAGCACGAGTCCATAGACCTAAAGGGGAAGACACACTTTATGGTGTTGGACCCAGCTGGACGGAAGAACTGGTTTATGTGCTGGATAGCCGTAGACCCGTCTGGGACGTGGTTTGTCTATCGGGAGTGGCCGGATGTTAATGTCGGAGAGTGGGCCAAGTGGCACGGTGGGAAGTGGATTGGCGGAGAAGGAGCTAAGGGACTTGGCTTTGGCATCCGGGACTACGTTGACCTCATAGGCCAGATTGAGGCCGAGCACGGCATAACGGTGACGGATAGGCTCATTGACCCTCGGCTAGGTGCGGCGAAGTACCAGACCTCCCACGGGGCGTCGTCCATCATCGAGGACCTGTCGGATGCGGGGCTTACGTTCAACCCGGCTCCAGGGCTGGACATCGAGGACGGCTTACAGGCCTTGCAGAGTAAGATGAGCTACAACCGTAAGCTCCCGGTGGATAGTCTTAACCGGCCCCACTTCTACGTCTCAGATCGGTGCGACAATCTCATCCAAGCCCTTCAGGAATACACGGGGGATGGAGGACTGGACGAAGCGTGGAAGGACCCCGTGGACGTTCTTCGCTACGCCGCCATTGACGGCATCTCCTACGTAGACCCCAAGGCTCTGCGAATTACCAAACCCAAAACCTTCTACTGATGATTCCCTTCATTGAACTGGCTAAGGAACTGAAGATTAGCAATTTCCAGTTGGCTAAGTTGCGCGACCAGCGTCTTGCGCCCGAGGACCACCTGACGGTGAAGAACCAACGCTACTTCACGGAGGAGGGTGCGGCGAAGATTAGGCTCGCGGTGCAGGTGCCTCTTGCTGTGCCCAAGCGTCTACAGGTGAAGGTGGTAGGTCGCGCACCCAATCCCCGCTATGTCTATTGCGTAGAGCACGGGAAGGACGGGCGGTTCCTAGCCGTCGTCAAACCCTCGACGTGTGATAGGCTTATCGGCAAGCACATCTATGTTGACCTAATCGAAGACGCCAAAGGGGGGATCACCTATCGGCACGATGCACTCGCCAAATGACAAGTCATTGGACCCGGAGTGGCAGGCCGAGCAAACTGATCGCCTTCTTGGCTTTGAGATTCTTACTCGCACCCTAACCGCCCGCTACCAACCTATCTCCCCCCAAGACCTGTCTGAAAAGATAGCGGCCAACAAGAATTACTCTTATTCAGTACTCCAGTCGATCCGGCGCAAAATCAATGAACACCGATAGAATGGAAGCCCTCACCTTCGTGCAGAAGGAACCCGATGTCCTGACGCTGAAGAACGCCTACGACCGGACCGTAAACGATCTGAGCTGGTATCTTGAGTCCACCCGTGACTCCTTCGACTACAGGCGCTGCATCTGGCCCGGGAAGAGCAAGGACCTGCGAAAGCACGGAGCGGACGCATTCCCTTTTGAGGGCGCGTCGGATACGGAAGTCCCCCTCATTAACGAGCGCATCAATACTTACATTGCGCTCTGTATCTCTGCCCTCTCGCGGGCGAACATCCGCGCCTACCCCGTAGAAGTGGGGGATTTGCAGCGTTCGCGGGTCACTTCCGCCTTCCTGAAGTGGATGGTGAGCACGTACATCAAGGACTTCCGCCGGCAGATGGAGCTGGGGTCCAACTACCTCTTTGAGCGGGGGATGATGGTGAGCTATGTCGGGTGGCAGAAGGAGGACCGGACGTTCCTTCAGCAGCTCGACCTCAACCAAATCGCCCAACTGAGCCCCGATTTGGCCCGAATGATTGTCGAAGGGAACGACGACAAGGCCATCGCCGCCCTTCTCCAGCAGCAGTTTAAGGGAGTTAACCAGAGTCGGGCTACGAAGGCCATTAAACAGCTCCGTAAGGACGGGAAGGCCGAGCTTCCCATCGTCCGACAGACGGTTAATGCCCCGAAAGTGTGTGCGCTGGCTCCCGATGGGGACGTTTTCTTCCCGTCTTACACGACTGATCCTCAAAAGGCCCCCTATTGCTTCTGGCGGGTGCTGATGACGGCCCAAGAACTGAAGAACAAGGCCGCGACGGAGGGTTGGGACAAGGACTGGGTGGATTTTGTGGTGGAAAACTACGCCACGTCGGTGGACATCACAGATCCCCGCACCAATACGTCCTCCAATCGGTCGGCCCAAGAGCAGACTAACGAACTCTACGAGATCATCTACTGCTATCAGCGGCTCGTATCCGAGGAGGACAACTCTGAGGGCATCTATTGCACGGTTTTCCACCCCCAGTTTATGGGACGGTCGGAGGAGCCGAAGTTTGCCAAGTTTGAGCTGCTCAATGGCTATGACGACTACCCCTTTGTCGTCACCCGCCTGAGTGAGGACAACAAACGCCTGTACGAGCTGGCGACGATTCCCGAGCAGCTAGTCGGCCTCCAATGGCAGATTAAGGGTGAGCGGGATAGCCGGATGGATCGGAACAGTATGGCGACCATCCCGCCGCTCCTGTACCCGGCTAACGGTCAACCCCCGATGGACTACGGTCCGGCGGCTCGTATTCCCTATCGCCGGATGGGTGAGATACAGTTTGGGCCGGTTCCTCCCTTCAATCCCGGCTCTGTGGAGATTGAACAAACCCTCACGCAGGAGGCCAACCGGATTATGGGGCTCGACCACGAGAACCCGATGAGCCGGATTCGCCAGCAGTATTACGTGGATAAGTTCCTGAGCCACGTCCGGGACGTTCTGCGGATGGCGTTCAAGTGCTATCAGCGCTTTGGCCCGGAAGAGGTGTTCTTCCGCGTCACGGGTGTCACGGATCCAGTCCGCTTCTCGCGGGGCGACCCGAATGAGGACTTCGACATCGTCATCAACTTCGATGTCCTAAACAACGATCCAGAGGCCCTAGAGGCCCAGCTCAACCAGTTCGTCAGCTTGGTCCAATTCGACCGTAATGGCCGCATCAATATGGACCGGATGCTGGAGGTGTTGGCTGGTGCGGTGAACCCCGCCCTGGCTGATGCCGTCCTCCAGCCGGCTGAGGAAGCCCAGCAGCAAATCGTGAAGCAGGTGACTGATGACCTGTCTAAGATTTACGCGGGCATCGAGGTGGGTGCCCGCCCGAATGGGGCTCAGGTGGCGATGCAGGTGATTCAGCAGTACACCCAGCAGCCCGACGTTATGCAGCGTCTACAGCAGGACGAGGCATTCAAGTCGCGTCTGGAGAAGTACTTACAGCAGTACCAGTTCCAGATGCAGCAGATGCAGAACGCCCAAATTGGACGTATCGGCACGGCTCCCGCCCAGATGGGCGAGGTGCAAACTCAGGGCCTCACTGCCTGAGCGAGGCCCACTTAGCACTCAACGCCTTGTATTGGGCGGCGTTAAGCACGTCGTCCAATGCACAGATGCGCCCGCTCAGTTGCTGGATGGCGTCCGTATTACGGTCGTGGAGGTTGCTTATCCAGCCTTCCCGCTGGCTGTAAACCTCGTCCAAGAACGCCAGGAAGTCTTCGCTGTTATGGAGTCTTTCTAAAGCCTTTGGGTCCATCCCCATAGAGATGGCTGTCAGTCCTTTACGGGCAAGGACGAAAACAGCGTGCTAGCATTCGCCCGTCGCATCGCCTGCGTTACGGGCGGAAAACAACAATGCCAGAAGTCACATCGTCCAACTCGGCAGACGCTAAACCAGCCGTGGAAAACAAGCCAATGACGGATAAGGACTTCCTGTCCGCCCGCATTGCCAGCCGCCAGAAGGCCCCGCCTTCAACGACTGAATCGGCTCCAGAGCCAGAAGAGAAGAAGGAGGCCACCTCACAGGAGGGCGAGCCAACTGAAGCTCCGAAAGCTAAGGAGGTTCTTTCTAAGGATATTGACGAGCTTACGGATGAGGAGATTGCCGAGCTTGCCCAGAAGGGTAAGAGCGGCCTGCTCAAACGCATTGCTGAACTCACGGCCAAGCGAAAGCTAGCCGAGGAGAAGGCTGCCGCCCTTGAGGCTGCGGTCCAGCAGGCGAAGCAGCAACTCCCCGAGCCGAAGGTGGAGAACAACCCCTATGCCAACGTCTCAACCATTGACGACCTTCAGGGAAAGCTGAAGGAAGTGAACGAGGTTGTGGAGTGGGCGGAGGACATTCTCTTCCGTTCCGAAGATATGGCCGCCTCAGACATTGTGGCGACTGTTGACGGGAAGGAATACACCAAGGCCGACATCCGCGAGTCGCTCCGCAAAGCCCGCCGTGCCAAGGACCGTTTCATCCCCGCCCAGTTCCAAGAACTGCAAGCGAAGACGGAACGTTCCAACCTTGAGTCGGCATTCAAGCAGCAGGCTCGTAAAGAGCTGGGCTGGTTGGAGGGCGAGGACAACGACGTTCGGAAGCGTTATGAGTCGATGGTCGCTGACCCCCGTCTCAAGAAGCTGAAGGACTCGGTGCCCGAAATTGCGCCGCAGATTGAGTACCTAATCGCTCACGCCGCCAACTCGATGTATGGCCGGCGGGAAATCCCGATGGAGAAATCCAAGGGACCGACGCTCAATCCTCCGTCAAACCCCTCCACTACGGCTGCCGCTCCTGAAAAGGCGGAAGCTCGGATGGAGAAGTCCATCAAGGACGTAGAAAGCCGGTTTCGCCAAACAGGAAAAGGTAGTGACTTCATTGCCCTCCGCGCAGCTCAAATCTCTAAACGCAAATAACCCAAGCCTACAATGGCCTTCTCCAACACGTTCGATACGACCTCCCCCGGTTCCGCGGCGCTTAACCGCGAGGACCTTCACGACGCCATCACGCAGCTCGCTCCCAGCGAGACGCCCGTCCTCAGCTCGGCTGAGAAGTTCAAGGCTAACGCCACCTACGTTGAGTGGGGCGTGGACAAGCTGTCCGCTCCCACCACCACCGCTGTCGCGGAAGGTGCGGATGTCTCCAACTTCGATGACAAGTTTGAGAACGTGGCCCGTCTGGGCAACTACGTCCACAAGCTCCGTCGGTCCTACCGCGTGAGCGACCTCCAGCAGGCCGTCTCCTCGGTTGGCCCGCAGGACATCGCCCGTGCGGAGCTGAAGGCCGTGAAGGAGCTGAAGCGTGATGCTGAGGCTGCCCTCATCGGCACCCAGGACCGCGCTGCTGAGAACGGCGCCGGCACCGCGTACACGATGCGTGGTCTCGGTGACTGGCTGGATTCGTCCGGCCCCGCCGATGTCCCGGCTGCCTATCGCACGCCGTCGGACTCCATCCACGCCTCCGGTACGTTCACGGAAACCATCCTCAACCGGATGGTCACGTCGATCTACCGCGTGTCGGGTGTGACCAACAGCCTCACCCTCGTTGCTGACACGGCCCTCCGCCGCGCCATCACCGACTTCGCCCGCGCTGACACGATCACGGGTGCTGTTCGTCAGAACGACAACAGCTACCTGAACAATATGATTAAGTTGGCCGTCGGTGTTTACCAGTCCGACCACGGTCTGGTGACCATCGTCGATATGAACCCTGACTGCTCGCCCGACACCACCAACAAGGATGTCGGCTACCTCGTCAACCCGGAGTACTACGCGGTTGGTGAGCTGATCAGCCTTGGTTCGACCCGCCTCCCGAATCTGGGTGGTGGCGAGCGCGGCTACGTTGACTGGACGGGCACCCTCAAGGTGAGCCATCCGGGCGCGCACGGCGTCATCGTCGGCACCAGCTAACCCTAACCCAAGGAGACTACTACTATGAAACTGTCCGTCAATGAAGCGGCCTTCGGGCTGAATAACTTCGTCAAGTTCGACTACCTCGATCTGAAGACGACTGGGTTCCTGTCCACCATCGGTGCGGCCAATCAGCGTAAGATTGGCAGCCTTCCGGCGGGTTCGATTATCGACCTCGTTGCGGTGATTAACACCGTGGCCGAGGCTGGTGCGTCCGACCTGTTCCTGGACGTTGGTATCACTGCGGCTGATCCGGACGAGGGCATCAACAACCTCGACCTCGATGGCCTTACCAAGGCTTCGTTCAACCACGGTGATGCGTTTGATGTCACCGCGACTGGCGCGACCATCGGGCCCATCGGTATCATCAACAACACCACCTCTGCGGTGGACATCCTGATGGAGCTGAACGGCACCGTCTCCAACCTCACCGCTGGTGAGTGGGTGATTGCGTGGCGTCAGCTGGACCTCGGGTCGCTGGCGTAAAGGGTTGACCTCCTAACAAAGGGCGCATCCTTCGGGGTGCGCCTTTTTTTATGCGATTTCACGTTGTAGCTATGCCTCAGAGTTTCACGACCCGCGACTTCTCAGTCTGTGGGTTTAGCCAGAAAACCATTAGGTTTTGCTGGATGATGAAAACTCTGGGACATACGGTGTTCCTGTACAGCGGACCGCACAATCAGGCGGTTTGTGATGAGCACGTAGTGATTAGTACTGAGGAGGACCAGAAGCTCATTACGGGCGGGAACCACTACGTCTATCCCTCTTGGGTTGCCGGCCACCCTGTCTGGGTGAAAACCAACCAGACTGCCGTGGACGAGATCAACAAGCGTAAAGAAAAGGGCGACTTTGTTTGCATATTGGGTGGGAACTGTCAAAAAATGATCGAAATCTTGCTACCTGACCTCAAGGTAGTGGAGTACGGGATCGGCTATGAGGGGTTCTTCTCCAAGTGGAAGGTGTGGGAGAGCCACGTCTGGCGTTCCTACTGCATTGGGCGGTGGGCTAATGCGAAGCCTGTAGACCAGCACGACGCCGTAATTAACGCCTTTTACGACGACTCGGAGTACATCCGTAACATCCCCAAGAAGCCCTATGCCTTGTTCCTAGGCCGGCTAACGGCCCAGAAGGGCATTGAGGATGCCTGTGAGGCCGCAGAGAGGGCTGGGATGCCCCTAAAGGTGGCGGGATTTGGCAATGCTAAGCTAGTGAGCCGGGGAGCTGAATACTTGGGGGAAGTGAGCCTGGCCGATAAGCTCAAGCTCCTAGGCGAGGCTAGTGTGCTCATCTGTCCCACCCGGTCTTTTGAGCCCTTTGGGAATGTGGCCTGCGAGGCCCAGCTTTCTGGAACCCCCGTGGTATCAACCAATTACGGAGGATTTGTGGAGTCGGTAGAGGATGGGGTGACGGGGTTTCGGTGTAACACGATAGAGGAGATGGCCGCCGCCCTCCATCATTCCCAGTCCCTTAGCCGTATGACCATCGTCAACCGCGCCATTAAGCTATTCTCGATGAGGTCTAAGATGTTTGACTACAACAGGTACTTCAACGCACTCTCCAAGGTAGACTAAGCCCGTGCAGATTATCACCAAACTTCCCAATTTGGGAACAGCCGCCAAGGATGCCCTGATTAAGGAGATTAAGATGGGCTTTGAGTTGGTGAAGGCTAACGAGAAGAAGGAGGAGATTGTGGCGGCGCAGCAGGCTCAAGCTATGCGCGGGCATAGGACGATTCAGGGGCTAGGGAAGTGCGTGGCAATGATGCCCCCGGACGAGTATTTCCGCTTGGTAAAGAAGTTTGGACACGCGGAGGTGAAGAGTAAGGAGTTCCTGCGGTACTATCGGAAGAAGTTCCCGCACCTGTCGCCCAACGCCATCTGATGCAAACGGACACCTTCACCAATCTGCTCACCCTCGTAAAGGGGTTGTCGGGCAACACGTCCTTCACGTCTGCTGAAGAGACGCTGGTTGGGTCGTTCATCAATCGCCGCATCTACAACGCTTACAAGCGGAGCAACTACTGGCCCCGCTATCTGGTTCTTGGGGAGGCGAGGGCGGCGACCAATAGTACGGTTCCTTTCACCCAGGTCACGCTCAACTCCATCGACAGCTTCCTTCGGATTTACGACGAGGAGCCGTGGGTAACGAATAGCGTTAGCGAGTATGACTTCGTGGTGACGGCGGATGGGGCGCAGATTCTGACGAACACGTCAGGAGCGTCTACGTTCTACGTCGATTACAAGAAACGCTGGGAAGGGGATTACAATTCGACCACCAATCAGAATGTGCCCTTGGAGTTCTTCCATTATGGGGCGCACGGGGCTTTTGCCGACTTCCTCCGTTATGACGGGCAGTTGGAGAAGGCGGCGGCTGAGGAGGGGTATGCGGAGTCTCTCCTTATGCTAGAATTGGAAAACGTGATGAACCAGCGGAACCTGAACACCGCTGCCAAGCGTATCCGCTCTCACACAACTCAACAGGCTAGGTACACTCGCTAATATGGCTAACGCCCGCATTGTTAACACCCCGTCCCAGGCTATCCCCCAGAATAGCGCGACGCACGCCCAGAACACGGTTAGCTCGGCTGCGGAGGCTGTGGTGGACTTCACCCTGTCTACGGGGACGACGCACGTTCTTGTCCAGTTTAACGGGGCGGATGCGCGGGTGACGTTTGACGGGGTCAATCCGACGGCGACCAAGGGGTTTGTCTACAAGGACGGGGCGTCGGCCTATTGGACCCGGCAGATGGCGATTGCGGCGAAGGCCATCCGCAAGGACTCCACGGATGTGGTGGTGGAGATTCAGGAGCTTAACTACCTGTGACGGTATTTGAGACGGCGCTTCTGTCCAAGACGGACAATCTCTACCGTGGGTTTACGCCTGCGGCGGTGGATCGTGCGTTCTGGTCGGACACGCTTAATAGCGTCCCGTACGCCAACCAGCCGGACGTTCCCTTCTACTTGATCACCGATACCGGGGATCGTCTGGTGGACGACGCTGGCAATCCCTTCCTAGCCCTCACCTAATATGGCCGACATTCGCATCAAGGACATTACGACGACTGCCTCCAGCACTGCTAGCGGCGACTTCTTCGTCATCGACGGCACTACGGGCACGCGGAAGGTTAATGCGTTCAATCCCACGTTTGGCGGCAACGCCACGGTGACGGGGACGCTGACGGTGAATGGGGCTAGTACGCTTACTGGCGCCACTACGATTGGCGGCGATTCCTCCAACGGAAACTATCTTTCGTACAACTCAGACATCTCTGGGTTTTGCGGGTTGTGGATGCGGCAATCAAGCAAGAGTGCCACCAATTACGTTTTGGCTAGCAATGGGACGAGTGGCACGTTGGTAAACGCCACGGGTGCTTCGTTGTTCCTACGGATCGAGAATACTACGGCGCTGGAAATCAATACCAGCCGGAATGTTCTGATTCCAACCACCACCGCTTCCACGACCACCTCTACCGGCGCGCTGGTGGTGGGCAACGGGACGAGCGGTGGGCTGGGGGTGGGGGGTGCGATCTTCGCGGGAGACAGTGTCACCATTCCAAACGCCAAGAACTTCGTCGTTCGTAATGCTGCCGGAAGCAGCACTGGGATTCGGATGTATGCGGATTCGTCGGACTATGGGTACATAGACTGCACGGCCAACACGGAGCTACGTCTGCAAGTTGGCGCGGGCACTAAGCTGTCGATAACCAATACGGGCAACGTTTCCATTCCTGCCACCACCGCCTCCACCACCACCTCCTCTGGAGCCTTGGTGGTGAGCGGGGGCGTGGGGGTGGCGGGGGCGATTAACTGCGGCAGCGGCCTTGTCGCAAATCCGCTCTTTACGCAGACGCGCAAGCTGGAAGCCCAAATCCCGCATACTGTATCGACCGAGGACTATCTACGCATTGGCTCCAACACGGGCTCGACCAACACTTATGCTGGTGAGTTCGGGTATGGCTTGACCGCTGGTGGCTCTCCTCAAATCCGGTTCAATCGGGTTCACGCTGGAACGGTAACCACTTGGCTTACTGTTCCTACTTCCACGGGTGATGCGGAATTTGCAGGTAGTGTAAAGACCGCCGCCCCGTCCGGCGGAACTGCCGCCAACTGGAAGCTAGGCACCGTCGCCACCGTCTCGCCTACGTCGCCCAACCGCACCATCGAGGTGGATATCGGCGGCACCATCTACTACATCCACGCCAAGACCACCAACAACTAATCTCCTATGAACATCGCCATCTCCCCCGTATCCGTCTGGACCCCGTCCGGCACCAAGCAGGCCACCCAGTTTGGCGTGCGGTATGTCAACTATGTCAATGGCCCCGCCGTTGCCGACTGCGTCCTCCTCGACGCTGCCGGTGCGGAAGTGAGCGCCCAACTGGTCAATGCTACGGCTGCTCAGACCGCCACTTGGACCACCGACGAGGCCTTCTACAAAGTTCTTGCCCAGAACGCGGGTTTGTCCCCTCTGTAAGGGATGGACCCTAAGCAGGCTCTAAGCATCCTCAGTCAGGCTGCCGCCCAATTTCGCGGCACCCGTCAAGATCACGAAGTTCTGGAGCAGGCCCTTAACGCCATCCAGAAGCTCGTTGAACCCTCCGTACAAAAGCCCGAATCGGACTAACTATGAACGCCTCCGTCATCTCCTCCATTGTTCGTCACCTCCTCGGCATTGCGGGTGGTTGGTTGCTTGCCAAGGGCATTAGCCTAGACGCCGGCACCATTGAGACCATTGCCGGCTCCGTAGGCTCCCTGTTGGCCGTAGGATGGTCCCTGTACGCGAAGCGGGGCTCTGCTACCCCCTCGGCCTAAAAGTGGCTTAAAAGCCAAGGAAACGCCGTTTCCGGGCATAGGGTAGAATAGACCTATGCCTTCCATCACCAAGAACACGGTTGTACGGGACTTCCGGGACGAATGGTCCCTGGAGGACATAGGGCGGGGGGCTGGATGGAAGCCCATTCCGCCGTACAAGAGGAACACTAAGCACGTCCTCGGACAGGACGGCAGATGGAGGGCCGGTGGTGCTCTCTCTGGCGCTTGGGACTTCTCCGAGGGGTCGAGTGATGGGATACTTTCGGTATTTGACCTAGATGAGGGCGCGGCCTCTACCACCTACTCCGCATCTACGGTAGACTTGGAAAACGGAACATCTGAATGAGCACGCCCGCCATCCTTCGCCATCGTCGAGACACCGCCGCCAACTGGACTAGCAATAATCCAGTCTTGGAGGCCGGCCAGCTCGGCTATGAGACGGACACCCTCAAGTTCAAGCTGGGGGATGGGACGACAGCGTGGACTAGTTTGTCCTATGCGTCGGGCGGTACGGGTAGTACGGGTCCCACCGGCCCTACGGGTGCGGGGGGTGTCATAGCCTATTACGGCTCGTTCTACGACTCCACGGACCAAGCTCTAACGAGCATTACGGGAGCCCAAGCCATCAACATTGGCTCTACGTTTGAGTCCAATGGGGTGAGCATTCAGAGCAGCTCACAGGTTAAGTTTACCTATGCCGGGACTTACTCCGTAACGTTTTCGGCGCAGCTAGGGAACGGGAATAATGCCATTCAGACGGCGCGGCTCTGGCTTAGGAAGAACGGCACGGATGTTGCGGACAGCAACAGCGTTGTAGACGTTCCCGGTGCGAGCGGTGGGGTGGATGGGCACATTCTAGCCACGGTTAACTACGTCGCTACGTTCGCGGCCAACGACTACATCGAGGTCTATTGGAATGGGACGAGCACGGACCTAGCCATTGAGCAGCTTGTGGCGGGAACTGGGCCTACGAGGCCGGCCACCCCGTCCATCATCCTGACGGCCTGCCAAATTACCTACCAGGGTGTGACGGGGCCAACGGGTCCCACTGGAGCTTCTGGGGCTACGGGACCAACCGGACCGACAGGTGCTGCGGGGGTGACGGGGCCAACTGGTCCTACCGGCCCTACGGGCGCGTCTGGGGCTGCGGGAGCGACTGGACCTACGGGACCCACGGGTCCCACCGGAGCTGCTGGTGTTACAGGCCCTACCGGCCCGGCTGGAGCTACGGGACCAACGGGACCGACCGGAGCGGCTGGGGCTACGGGTCCCACCGGCCCTACGGGTCCGCAGGGGGCACAGGGGATTACCGGACCGACTGGCCCTACGGGTGCTGCGGGGGCTACTGGTGCTACTGGGCCGACAGGCCCGACTGGTCCCACCGGGGCTACTGGCGTTACGGGGCCAACTGGCCCTGCGGGCGCGACTGGGCCCACGGGGCCGACAGGTCCTACGGGCGCTAGTGTTACTGGTCCTACAGGCCCTACAGGCCCGACGGGTCCTACAGGCCCAACCGGCGCTGCTGGTAGCGGAGCGGGTGGTGCCACTAACATCTGGATTCCGGCCTCAGCTTGGATTCCCCGCACCACTTCGGGGTGTGGCGTCAACTCCTTGGAGGCGTCCACCAACAAGGTGAACTACGACGTTCTGGAGTTTGATGCGGCGGCCATCGAGTACGCGCAGGCGATGGTCATTATGCCGAATAACTGGAACGCCGGGACAATAACTTCCAAGTTCCATTGGACGGCTGCCTCCGGTTCTGGGGATGTGGTTTGGCAGCTCTCCGGGCGGGCTTACGCTAACGACGACGCCATCGACCAAGCTACGGGTACGGCACAGACGGCCACCGACACCCTGACGGCGGCCAATGACGTGGACATCTCCCCAGCCACCTCTGCCATCACCTTGGCGGGTACGGCGGCCAATGGTAATCCGGTCGTCTACGAACTCAGCCGCAAAGCTACGGATGCTGGCGACACCCTCGCCGTGGACGCCCGCCTCCTTGGCGTTGAAATCTCCTACACGTCGAGCTGATGAGGGCGCGGCAGAGACATCTAAATGCGCGTCACGCTGGAGCGATGTTCGTGCTTGATGCCCGCTTTATCAATCAATCTGACAATACTGCTGTCAGCACTTGGGCGGATAGAAGCGGCAATAGTTACGATGTTTCTCAAAGCACGGGTGCCAATCAGCCAACTCTTCAGACGGGTGAAGTGGGAGGTAGTTCCATAGTCCGATTCGATGGGAGCAATGACACCTTGGGACGATCCGATACCGGGTTTCCGACCGGAGACATAACTTTTATTAGCGTAAGCAAACAGAATAATAGCCTTCTGAATCTGACATACGCTGGCGTTATGATGTACGGGCAAAGTGCATTAACAAAAGGGGTGTTGGTTTTGTATGCAACCGATAGCAATTATGGAACAAATGGATTCGGGCCATCGCAATATGGAGATGGCGTGGCTGTCTCAAATTCGACTGGCGTTTACAATGTCTCTAGCTGGTACAGGTCATCGACAAATTATTCGGTCCACATAAACGGAGGAACTGCCTCGACGAAATCAATGACTACTGCGACAGCTTTGCAGGGCACAAACGGTCTACACATTGGCAGTAGTACATTTACTCAAACTACGCCCGCCAACTTTCTAAACGGCGATATTGGAAATGTGCTGCTTTTTGCCTCAAGCCTTGCCGACAGTTTACGACGCCGTATTGAGCGCGGATGCGGACTGACTTGGAAAATCGCCTGCTCGTAATGACCACCTACCTCACCCTCGACTGCGCGCTCCGCGCCGAAACCGACCCGTCCGTCATCGCTACGCTGGAGCGGAAAGGCTGGGTCGTCACCGTCCCGCCGAGCTACGACCCGGCCACCGAGCAGCCGCCCGTCTGGGAGAACTGCGGATGGGTTGTAAAGCCCATCCCGCCTCCCGCGCCCTACCGCGTAAGCAAGGACACGATCACCAGCCGCGTTCTCGACGCCGGAAAGCTGCCCGACCTGATGACGCTCATCGCCGGCCTGCCTGCCGAGCAGCAGTTCCTCTGGACCAACTATGCGTGGTTCTGGAACAACAACCAGACAGCCTTGGCTATGTGCGCGCAGCTTGGCCTTGATCCTGCGATTGTCTTGGCCCCTGATCCCTATTTGACATAACTATGAAACTATTCCTCGCCCTCCTCCTACTCGTCAGCAGCGCCTTCGCCCAAGCCGCCTCCACGCCCGTTCTCGCCGGGCGCAAGGTGGTGTTCATCTCGTCGGCTGAAGGCACTACGCCGTTCACCTACGTCTGGTACAAGGACAATGTGGTCCTCCCCAATGAAACCCAGTCCACGCTCACCATTGAGAGTGTGACCGCCGCGAACGCTGGCACCTACAAGGTTCGCATCAGCAATTCGGCCGGGTTTATGGACTCCAACGAGATTGCCATCGTGATTCCGCAGGCGCCGACCAAGGCCACCATCACCATCTCCATCATTCCGTGACTGGCTTGGTGGGCCTTATTCTGGCTCTTGCTAAGGCCATTCCTTTTCTGAACCGGCTGTTGGATGCGGTTCAGGAGGCCCGCCTAGTCTCCACCCACAATGCCATCGACCAAGCCATCCAGAACGCCCGCAATGGGCCTTCTGTGTGCCCTTATGGGGCTTGTCCTCTCAGGGTGCGCGACGCCAAAGGTCAACCAGTTGCTGCTGCATCCTGAGTTCCCGGCTGCTGCCCAATTTGCCCCTCATTTCACGTCCGAAGCTCTTAAAGCCTTAGCTGATTT